CACCAAAACCCATGCCTGCAGCTGCTGCACGACCAACTCCACCTCGCCCAGCATCGCCGCCGCCGCCCATGGTGCCTCCAGAAGTATTACTAGCGGCTTTGTGGTCCAGACAAGCCGAAGCGTTGGCCGGGACGTCGCCACTGCCGCGGACGTCGAAAATTACAGAAATTTTTGACGATCCACCGGCAGTAACAGCACCGCTTCCAGAACCACTGCCGGCAGTAGTAGAAGAGGTCAATGAACCAGAGGACATTGTTTCACAATTGGCCGATGCCGTGGCCGACGATGAACAACGCGACCTACCTGAGTTGTCGAGTAGTCTACCGGACACACGCGACGTCACGGGTCTACCTGACGCCTTGAAACGCGAAGCCGACGCCATTGACGAGGAAATTCGACAATTTACCCACGACAATGAAGATGAAGTTGTGACCACCACAGTGGAAAAACCTTTAGCCGCACAACAGGCGAAAAAGAACAAAAAACGAAAACCCTTGTACAAACATCCGGCCTTACAACCCGATTTTTTCTGTCAAGACGGTGTTTGCTCCATTAAGCCAAAATAAAAAAATTCAGTAATTTGTGTGTATCTGTATGCGTGTATATCATATAATAAATGAAGGAAGTCGCGGTCGATATCGCCACGGCGCCGCCTCGTCACAATTTTCCATTCGAATACGTCAACGACCTGTCGGAATTGAACAGAAAACGCATAGTAAAGGTGGAAGAAACTCGAAAAGATGTACGCGACACCTTCGCCAAATACGAAAAGAAATTGGGCAGACAAAAAGGCTGGGCTAACTTTAACGAATCGATACGTTCGCTCGTCAACGTGTGCGCCATTCCCCTAGTGGCTACGGCCGTCATCTTCCCCATTTCAGTAGGCGTCACCGTACCCTTGGCTATTGGCGGACTAGCGGTGACGAGTTGCTGCGATCTCGCCGAAGAACGCAACAAAAATAAACAGACGCGATACGCCAGTATAGTCGCCAGATCGCAAGCGACACTGTCGCATCTCGATCACGTCGTCGACAACGTGCTCACCGACGGCATCGTCACCCAAGCCGAGTACGAAATCGTTCTCAAGAGTTATACCGATTTTAAAAAAAATATCCTCTGATTAAAAGCAAGTTGATATCTTACACATTCTTTCTTTATGTCTAAGTTAATATGTGTTCCGCCGTAACCAATACCACCATGATGCCTTCATCTTACGACAACGGTTCCTTCTTTTGCACCACAAGAACAATGGTGGGAAAGACTAGATTTGCCAGCGGTAAAGAAATAAAATTGAACATTGTAGAATGTATGGAATTGTTTTCCAAATACATCTTCAACGACAAAAAGGTTAACAGCATCATCCAATTGCGGACGGGTTTCAAAAACGCCTTCACTTGCGACCTCTACCTTCTCAGTTTCAACAAGCAAATTTCCATGAAAATTTGTAAAAACGGTTCCTTTCAATTCACAGGCAATATTACCCTTCAGTGCGCTTACGAAGCCATTCAGTATGTTATCTCTTTACTTAAACTATTGTATCCCAAAATGTACGAAAATGATACTTGCGAAATTTATATTTACGAAGTTATGAGTAATTTTGTCCTTGACCTTAATCGTCCTATTGAACCCGACAGTCTAATGACTTTTTTCCAAACGATAGCTCCTCACTATAATAACTACACGTGCTTCAATTCACAAACATCCGGCACGTTCACGTGCAAGTACAACGTCGGAACGACCGAGGTCATGCACCGTAACGTCAGCTTCTTTGACGAAGTCAGCTTTGTAGAGCACGTGCCTTACAAAGATTGCGTCAGCAGTAAAAAATTGGGTCTAGATGAACGCAAAGACTATTACATCACTTTTCTCGTTTTTCAATCGGGAAAAGTTATTGTGAGTGGCATCAACGAGACGATCGTCGAACGCGTGTGTCGCGATTTTTGTCTCGTCGTGAAAAACTATTTCGACACGATCGCCGACAGTGGCGGCTGCATATTTCAGCACCAGCCATTGGAAATCTCCAAAAAGATCATGAAACGAACGTGTTACGAAAAAATTTCACTCGTCAAAATCGAAGACGATCAATATATAATTGTCCGCGGCAAATCAAACTACGTCAACAGCCGCAAATCCAAACTCGCCTCCAAATATTCGTTGTGTAAGACTATTTACGAAAACGACTGTTTGAACATTAACGTTTGCAAAGAACTGAAAAATATGCTGAAAAACGATAAGAACGTACACTTTAGCAATGTGGGAATGACGACAAGTCTAGACGAGAGCATCATTATTAGCCACATGGAAAAGTGTAACACGGCACCAGTAGAAGTACCAGTGGCCGGCGGCACATCAGTGGCTGTCGGTTAAATTTCAAAAATTTTAACATCTTTGAAATTTTATTCAATGTCCCAATCGCTGTCGATCGACGGCCACACTGTTGGCGTGAAACGACAGGAAAGTGTAAAACAAGACCATCAATTTAAAAGGAATCGTTTCCAAGTCGAGAACCATGTTGATGTAGTCGTCTTCATCGCAACGAACGGCACCGACTTTGGTCGCCGTTTCGTCGACAAAATGGTCCACAATTTCCATCATGATACATTGCATGTCTAATGTTTTGTTACATTTCAAAATGAAGGCTCGCATTTCTCTCGGGTCGACATCCATGTATTTTATCGAGGCTTGTTTAATACACTGATATAACTGAGACATTTATATTATAATTTTTAATTCTTTGGCCTTTTCAAAATCTTCGTCAGTCAAAGGCGTAACTTGACCATCACCCAGATATTTACCAACCACGGATTTCTTATCCAAAACGAAACCCTCGTACACGTACAGTCCGTACTCGTTCTTTTGCATAGTGATGGTCTGAGAAGGGAAAAGATTCTTAATCAATCGATCACCGGCTTTGACCACAAATGGAACCAAAAGTTTAGTCTGATGGTGAGGATGAACCAAATCTGGACGTTGAGATTTTTTCTTAGATTTTTGTACAGGTTCTGAAAGTGGCGGCGATCGGTCCACTCCCGACGATGGCGCTTTGCGTTTGGGACCGACGGTGAATTTACGAGGCGACGTTTGCTTGCGTTTACGTTCCGATGATCCGACGAGAGACATTTCCGACATGAGCTGATGCAGAGGAACCGGGGGATGGGGGGTAAGAAAGCGACGACGAACGGCGACGGCGATTTTTCGACGCGGCGGCGAAGGTGAAGGCGTCAGAGGCAAAGAATCTACTGGAAATAATTGTCTGACGTGTGACGGTTTAGATGTATCCATGCTCTTTCAGTTTCAAATCCAAAAACGATTCAATATCAATGACTGTATAGGGAACTTCAATCAAAACAATATTGTTTTTCAAACACAAATCTCTTTTAATTTGATCCCTATACTTTTGATTGAGAAAAGCGTCACGCGACGAGTGAAAATGAGGCACGTAGTGGTAATGCTGTTTACCTTGATATTCTACGGCGAGAGCCAGCTCAGCGTTGTAGCAGTCCAATTCGAGATCGACTTTAGTGACGGGATTGCGCAAAAAAGTGGGACGCTTTTTGGGAAAGGGTCGATTGAAGCGCTCCTCCAAGTGACGTCGGCAAGCCAATTCACCGCGACTGTCGGCCGGCGCGGTTGAAGTACTAATGGACGTGTCTACTGGTCTGAAAGCGTGAGGAAAACGTTGGCGCCAATCGCTGCCGAGCAAATGGGGGTCGCTAGTGCCGCGAACGCCGCGGGCACGTCTGAAAATGGCGTACACGCACAGCGTGACAAAGGCAATGAGAAACAAACGACCTTTGCCAATGTTTCGCCACCAGGATGTCGGCTTTTTTCTCATGTCATAAAAAGATTTTATTAATGAGAACCCTAGTGAAATAATTAATCTTAATTTTTCCAGAATAAAATAATTCGAGGAGACATTTGGGATGAATGAAACCGCAGCCGGTAGATTCGGCATCGTTTCCCGTATTTATCCTAGGTAAAACGTCAACGGCGTCAACGTGAGCGAAAAACACGCACACTTGACGGCTAATGTTTTTGTACTTGAATTTGAACATGTTGCGCGTCAGTTGACTCTTATCCAACTTGAGGTTGGTCTCTTCGAAAAGTTCACGAACGGCGCACTCGCGCAACGATTCGCTTTCGTTGACGATGCCTTTCGGAATACCCCAGTAGAGATTGTACGATTGATTGATTAAAATACCGCGACGACTGACGACGCAAACGCCGGCACACTGTTTGGGTTTGTCGTCATCTTCGTAGAAATCGGCCGTGTCCTTATAGTCCACGTTCAAGACGCATTGGCAATTTCTGAAACAGGTAATTGCCATTTAATTCTTTTTCGAGCTTCTTGAGCGTCTTTTTCTTTCCAGTATTTCTTGACTTCGCGCTCAAATATCTTGATCCATTTTTCGTAGGACGACGTCAGCGACGTTTGGCAAATCTTGTAATACATGTTGATTTTGAATTCCACGGATTTACTCGAGCGAAAAGCCATGGCGTCCGATTGAGGTGTCAACTCTGCCGACGGTAACTGCTGATAAAAGACGCTGTCGACGTACGTGTCAATGACGGCATCTGGTGGCGGAGGTTGGATGGCGCCTAGCGTGTAGACGCGTCGAGGTTTGACTATGACGTGCGTCGAGAATTGGACGAGAAATTCAAAGAGCTGTTTGGGTGTTTTACTGTCGGCTCCGCGTCGCAACGTTTGCAAATACTGACGCGGCTGATCGACGTCGTGTTTGTAAAAACTCTCCAGCACCTTGACGACAATGTCAAAGAAGGCGAATTTACCCGGCTCTTGGTGACAGTAGAGAAAAAAGACAAACATGTCGTAGCCGGGACGCAAATGTTCGTAGATGCCTTTCTTTTCGAGCTGTCGCATGCCCCACGTTTCACCGGTGACGCTATCGCTGCCGCACGACATGCCAAAATCGATAATGACGGGATTGAAACAATTGGAAAAAGACACGTGATATTGATCGAAAAGAATTTGCGTTTTTTTACTAGAAAAATGAATCAAGACGTTTTCCAAATGTAAATCGTAGTGCCCGAAACGGAAGGCCGATTGAGCCATTTCAAGCGCGACGCACATTTGCATGGTGAGCGTGATGAATTTTTGACGCGACATTTTCGACATGGCCGATTTGAAGGTTTCACCGTCGACGAAACGCGTCAAGTTGTAGGGTCCTGAATTGCGATGAAACGAGGCGTACGTTTCGACAAACATGGGCACGTTGAGAGCGTTGAGGTGCTGTCCGGCCACGTACTCGCGTCGGGCGTGATCAAACAGTGCCGGCTTGTTGAAATGCTTGAGAACGACGCGATGATCGACGTCGTCGTGACGGACAGTAGCCGTGTACACTCGTCCCTGCTTGTTGGTCAAATTGTTCATGGCCTGTACGCGCGTCATCCATTCGTGCATTTTGTAGGGTCGCTGGTGTCGCGGATGTTGACAGCCGTCCAAGGGACCGCACCCGCACGCGTCACTCGTTTTCATTACCAAATCTTGACAAATAGCCGGTGTCAACATGATTTTTTATTCTCTCCTCACAGTTTAATTTAGTTAAAAGTAGTCCATCATTAAGAAAACCATTACCATGATTTCGAAATCCAAATTATCCATCCTTAATGCTATCAATCAATTCATGTCGGACGACTTTTTGTTTGGCAACGTGGACCTGATCGAGAAATGGCACAGCGGCGAGACTCAGAAACGCGTGGGATTGATGTTGGGCTTGAAACAGAGAGAAGTCGTCCAGGGACCTCAGCGAAACATTAGCGCTTACCTCTTTTTTTGCGAGTCGAAACGTCGCGAGATTTTGGAAACCAATCCCGGCATCAAACCCAACAAGGTCATGATTCTTTTCGGAGAGTCGTGGCGCAATTTGAGCGACCAGGAGAAACAACCGTTTATCGACAAGGCTATGGTCGACAGGGAGCGCTACAACAAGTATTTGGAGAGTAAAGTGCGACCGAAAAAGAACGCCCGACCGAGTATTTATAATTTGTTTTGTACCGACGAACGACGCGCCATCAAAAAGGATCATCCCGACATGAACGCGTCCGACGTCAGACGAGAGCTAGGCAAAAGATGGAAGGCCGTCAAAGAAACGAATCCAGATCTTTTGAAAGAGAAATATGGATACGTGATTGAAGAGAGTCAAGATGTGGTAGGAAATCTCTAAATAATATCGTTCAACAGCTGACAAATGGCTCGATCGAATTTAGATTGATATTTGGCGACGATGGCGGCGGGTAGAGGGATGCAACGATGCTGTAAAATGAGCGACCAGTCCAACCGGTGACCGTAAATATCGATGATATCGGTGGCGAGTTCGGGTTCGCGGCTCATTTTTTTCCAATCAACCAGCGATTCGACGAGTTTCAATTTAAAGCTTTCGGGCACGTGCACGGGGAACGAGATGTGAAGCGGTAGCTGTTTAAAAAGATTCGGCCAGTCGATGGTATTTTGAAACGAGTAGTCCACCATGAGAGCGAGAGCAAATTTGTGAACGTCTGTGCGCAACAAGCGTTCACATTGATCGTACCTGGCTTGAGACATGATGAGCGCGCGCAGTCTCTCTCAAATAGCTTTATGTAGATGAAATCAAATATTTCTAAAAAATTTTCACACTTTTTTAGAAATGTATTTCTTGGGGAATAGATTTCAGAATGCGTTCGACAACGGTGGGTGACAATTCCAATTTGGTACAGAAATCCACGAGAACAATAGAGGGATTGTATTGCCGGCGAATGTAAATGAAAACAAAAGCGGCGACAATCATGTACATGCGTCGATTGATTTTCGTACGAATAAAAGCCATAATATCGGGACGATTGATGAATTTCAAAAAGGTCTCGTCCCTTTCGAGACCGATGTGTTTGAAAATCATGTCGGCCGTGTCCGAGTACGACTCGCGCAGGTAGCACAATTCGGGTATTTTTAGTTTGACTAAATTGAAGCCTTTATTGGCGAAATGATTGGTCAAGCCAAACCACCTGATGACCGTGTCGTAACTTTGAGGACATTTTTTCAGCATCAAGACGTGAAAGAGCGACGCGCAAATGATGGCTTTTCGGTAGTTTCCGCGATGAATACGTTGATTACAGGCCATGATAAAGTACTTGTTGGTCATTTCGACAATTTCCGGACTGAGATTTAAAAATTCCATTTCTTTACGAATGCCAATGTTGGCCTTTTGTTGAATTTGGTCCTGGTTGGTGTTTTGACACGTCATTTGTTGACGACAACGATTGCAAAATGTCCCGTCATTATTTTCAAAGTAGACGTGCTGACATTCAACGTCGACATGGTCGACTGGTTGAACGTCTCGATCTTTTGACGATAAATAATTTTCAAATAGACAAAACATTTCGTTTTCGTTTTTACCTTCTGCGCACGCTTTTAAGTTTCAATTTAACTCCGTAAAGCATTACGACAAGTAGGACGGCGACAGCTATAGGAATGCCGTAAGTGGACCAAGCCGACTCTTTGGCTAGGGGACGTAAATCGAACGTGATCACTCCACCGCACTGGGCTTGCTTGTAATGAAAGGGTCGTTCGAGTTGCACATGTTTATTGTGACGATGCGTCGCGATTTTAAAGTAGCCATCGTTCGGTCCCCATTGCGGGCCCCAAGTGTTGCGACAAATCCAGTAGGGAACCGATTCGTAGGTGAAAGAACTGGTTTGCACGTCGGCGGCGACACCCCAACCGACGATGACGACCGTGATGGCGCCGACGAGAGACGCGGGAGACGCGAATTTGGTGTGCGGATGATGAGTGACGACACGATCGAGATAGATGCCGTGTTCACCGAAATGACCCGACAAGAAATTGGAGTAGACCAACATACCGGCTATGACGGGTCCTTGAGTGACGATCGCTTGTTTGATGGCGTCAATGTCCGTCAGCCAGCGCACATTGTCGACGGTGGCTTGAATTTTAGAGAGACACGAGCAACGCGGCGTGGTCGACGACGACAATTGACTGACAAGTTGCGCGGCATTACCTTCGGCCGAGTGACATTTCATGCAAGGTGTGTAGTCGAACGCGGGTTCGCCGTGAACGATGCGTCGATCTTGCAGAGTCGAGACGACGGTGACGGCGAAATTGTTGGCACACGTTCCCTGATGACGGGCGACGGGAAGAGACACGTGATGACGCCAATCGAATTCGACGGGAAAGACATTTTGATGAGCAGCAGCAGCGACCGTGGCGGCAATGTACTTGTTGAATTGCAAATCGGTTTTGTAGAGACTGAAAATGGGACAATCTTCGCCGCCGTGGTCGTTGTCGCTGCGATGTTGCCGCACGATTTTATCGACGGCCGTGTGTTTGACGGGTTGCGCTGCAGGATGAGCGGGATGCAGAGGAACTACTTCTTTCGCCATGATGGAATGCGATTGTCTGGCCGGTGAGTGGGCGAGAACATCGGAAAACTGGGGCATTTGCGTCAACGGTTGACCGTGAGCGTGCGGGTAGTCACGAGGTGGTTTTTCTTTTTCGTAATGAGAGGTTTTATCCATACTTTTATTGTTCAGAGGTTGATTTCCCTGAAGCTGAGAATACGTCAGATAATTGTTCATAATTTATTCTACATTTACCTGAAATAAAAAAAGGTAAATCAGTCTCGACATTGAAACGATGCCCAGCGCATGGAACTAAAAAGAAACCCATTGTGGGTTATTTAAGCTGTGTTGCTGACAATGCCAAGTAGTCGTGGAATTGAAACGGTGACGAACGCTCGTGTTTTGAAAGTTGCATCAAACGTTCACCATGTCGGAAAATTTAGTCAGTACCATTTTAGAACTACTCAATGACTTGGTTAAAGCACAACAAAATACAGTGGACGCATTTATAGATAGAATATCTGTCAGGTATTCTCTGAACGAATTGGAACTGCGAACGTTGTGGAATGGCAGTGACCCTGATACTGTAGCGACTTTAGTCAACGACGACAACAAGTGCACTCACACGTTCACCAAAGGTCAACGTATCGGGCAACAGTGCGGTCAAAAGAATTCCGGAAACACGACGAAATGCAGCAAACACCAAAAGAAATTGAAAGAGCAACGATCGACGACCGCCGCCTCGACCACCATCACGACGTCGTCGACAACCGTGACCGACGACGGCATGCGAGACATTCCTCTGATGTTTAGTAAAATCACTAGCGTTTTGGCTTCGGATACGGAAGACTCTTCGGATTAAATTTCAAAAACACATTATATATTTTTGAAATTTTTTAATAACGACGACCCCAAGAAGCGCCCACGACTACTGGAGCTGGATTTGGAGCTGGAGCTGGAGCTGGAGCTGGATTTGGATTTGGCGGAGGTGCTGGATTTGGATTTGGCGGAGGTGCTGGATTTGGATTTGGCGGAGGTGCTGGAGCTCTCGAATTTCGTTCTTGTACAATGAGATCAATGTCAAAGACTTTTTGATTAAACGGTTTAAATTCTGAATTGATGACGGCCTTCACGTCGACGCTCATAACATCTTTAGTCAATAGATAGTTTGGTGGAATGGCCGGAGTCGTTCCCTCGGGCATGTACAATGGCATACGCATGGGATCGAGTCGCATGAGGGCCGTTTGACTGTAGGCATTTTCGACGAGATGCAACAGTTCATAGCCGACGATGGCGTCTCCGTCCAATTCCATTTGAGCTTCGCGCAAAAATTGCAACGTATTGTAGCCGCGATTGCGAGCCAATTGAGCCAGAAATTTATCGCCCGTGTCGCCGCAACCGTAGTAGACCAACGTCTTTTTAGTGACACCGTTGACGGCTCGAGTGTCGTACCTCAGAGATTTACCGGCGGCCATTTCGCCGACGAGTCGATCGAGAGCTTTGGCTTTGTAGCGAATAGTGTTGGCAAAATAGTTGAAGATTTTATCGCAACCGGGATTGTTGCTGGTCGCTCGTTTGTTGACGGCGCACACGCTGACAAAAGCATCGGCTGTAAATTCAGCCGATTCCGAATCGCGACGCAAAAACGACTGGAAATCACGACCGCCGTACAAAACGATTTGGTCGTTGGCGGCACCCAACAGTTTCATGGCGTGCACTTTGTTGTAGGCCACCAAGGTTTTACCCAACGGCAAGTAGAGTCCCGAACCGCGAACGGGATAGTAATAGGTGCCGACAAAAAGAGTCGGGTCGGCGAAAAACGAGTACATGGGTCCGAAACGAATGACTTCCAAATAGGGTCCAACTTGACCCAAAACATTGGCGTCTTGATCGAGAGTCACGCCGTTGGGTACGCGGAAAAACTGATTCGTCACATCGCGACGAGGTGTAATGGGCGTGGCTGGTTGAATTTCCGGAGGCATTTTGTAGTAGATTTCCAATTTTTGGTAGCGACCGACGAGATCGGCTTCGCTCATCGACGACCACGATGTCGCCGGTGAATTGGGATAGACGAGTTTAAAGTATTCGACCAATCGATCTTTTTCCGTAGCCGGTTTCAAAGCGCCCGAAGCGATAGCCGCTTTGACTTGATCCAATTCATTGAAAATGGGCGATTCGGGCTGTCCAAAACGGACGATATTGTTGCACGTCAACAAAACCGAATCGCCGACCCAGTTCAAGACACCGCCTTTCGTCTGACATTCCTCTTTGGATTTAAACATGATTTCTTGCGACGTGGGGAACGCGCCGTTCGGGGTCGGACCCGGTTTCGGAGGAGTGGTACCCCCGCCACCACCACCACCACCACCGGGAGTAGGACTTCCGCCGCCACCACCACCACCACCTGGAGACGGACTACTGCCGCCATCTCTACCAAAAGGGATCGTCATCCACATGAGCCAAGGAGTCACAATCATAATTATTATTATGGCGATGATTTGACTTCTTTCTAACATTTATTATTTAAAAAATCAAAGGATGGTATCGTTTTAAAATAGGATTGTATAACGGCGTCGGGGACAATGCCTGATTCTTGACATTTGGCGTCGTAAACTTGTTGGTAGCAAGCGAGAATTTCAGGCGTTTCCAACTCGATAATTTCACCATGAGTTTTAATCATGATCGTTTTAAATTTTTCGATTTGCTCCAAGTGTTGAGTGTACAGAGCGGCGATGGTGGCCATTTTGTTGCGTTTGACAATGTACGTTTCAACGGGATCTTTGGCTTTGGTTTCGTCAACGTCGTCCAGTAGCGCTTTGGTTCGATCTTGAAGTTCTCGAGTCGTGTCCTGTTCGCTGGCCTCGGCGCGTTTTCGCATCTCTTTTTCGGCCTGTTGATAGTCGTCATCGAGAACAACCTTATCGACGACTTTACCCATGATGGCTTCACAGATGGGGAAAGGACGACCGACGACGACGGTGTGAATCTTGTTGCAACTGTCTGTTTTTCTGATGATTTTTCTGGCAGCCGTAGCCGCTTCTTCTTCGGTGGCGTAGACGCCTCTAATTTTGGCGAAAGCCAACACGTTGTACTTGTTGATGCCGCCGGGAGCGGCTGGGAAAAAACTAAAAAGAGCATACTTTTGACCTTCGATGGGTGGATCTTGAACGGCGCGTTCCACCTGCGGGTAGTCGACAATGTGCAATGCGGCGCAAGCGGCTCGCGTTTCTTCCAACGTCAAAGGCGGCACAAACGGGTCCGGTTGCCATCTTTCTTTTTTCAATCTTAGACTCATTATAATAATATAATAATTTCTTAGTACAAGCTCACTTTTTAAACTCTCAATTTACAAAACAGGGAAACCCATTGTACCGCCGGCAATGCGGATAATATTGTTGACGATGACGGTGACTATAAATTCGAACGTCTGACCGAAATTGGTGCCCGACAAGACGGGGCCTGTGCCGTTACTGGCTATGATGGCGTCATCGCTAGCAGCTGGCACCAAGCTGACGTTGGACAATTTACCGTAATTGGTACTGCCCATGGGATCGAGATCGTTGAATTTCAACGAATACGAATACAAATGGTAGCCAGTGTCGGTGGGACAAGCTGGAGCGTGATAGTAGGGATTGACTAGACTGAAATAATCGCTACCCATGTTGGAAAAACGATTGGAATTCTCGTAGATGAGCGTCGTGTGCTTGATGGGATCGCGAGCGTAGCGGCTTTCGTAATCGATAGCTGTAGTAGTTGGAGTGACGACGGGAGAGGCAGTCGTGTAATTGGACCACTGATTGGCAAATGTGGAATTGCGAACCTGGAAAAAGAGGGCTTTGACGGCGTGATTGAAACGAACGTCGTAGCTAGGAACTGGATTGGCTTTGGGATTGAACGATTGACGAGGAGCGATTTGAACTTGTTCAATCAAAATGGTACGTTGAGATTTACCCATCAGAATACGTTCCTTGTTGCTGACGATGGCGTAGTTGGCCCATACTTGAACGCTTTCCAAGACGGGAGCGGCATCGATATCGACACCGACAACAGGCACGTTGACTTGAGCTCCGGCGGCGGCTGCATTGTCCAAAATGAGCAATTCTTTCCAGTCGCGGAACTGGAAATTAATGTGCATCTCGTTGTAAGGGATGGCAGCGGTGGGTAGAGAGACGCCAACATCGCGAGTGAAAAAGAAGGGTAAAACGAGATTGAGCGTTTGACTAGGAATAGTGTCTCCTGGACCGTGAGGATCGATCATGTCGCCAATGTTGCCAATCATTTGATCGTAAGCGGCGCGTTTACTAGCTTCGACAGTGAACTGAGAATAGGCATCCAAATGATAATTGTGGATGGTGTGAGCAAACAAATCGTTGAAAGAAATGCTCGTCTCTCGAATGAGATTGTGCATGAAATTTTTGGTCCAACGAAGGCGACCGTTGGCGGCAAAGCTATTGGTAATTTTGAGAGTGACGGCGGGAACGACGACGCGAAGCCACACGTGAATGAGGTAGTCACCGGCGCGACTGACGCTGACACTCCACTCTTGCCCGAAACCGGCATTGCCGTTGTTGCGCGACAACAATACGGGAATCTGAGTGAACCAAGTCGATTTCAAGGTGGAGCGGACAAAGTAAACGATGGCATCGGGTCCCGAGTACATGTACTTTTCGATCTCATCCAATGTTGCAATATCAATAAATCCTGAAGTGATATTCGATTGCGCCATTTTTTGATAATATATTTATTATAACGCCAGAATAGATTTTTGTTGATTAAAAATTCCTAGTTTAGATGTAAAGATGGATAATATCTTGGAATTTCACAAACAAATAGAAACACATTTTAAGGAGGAAATTAGTCAGCTAGAAGGGTTGACGACTCGCGAACAACAAGTGTGCGACTACCTGTCGCAACCGTGGCTCTCGGAACGCGTTCGCAGTCACTTGATTGACGATCTGGACGAGATTCGTACCACCATTAAAAATATTAATTTTATTCGTTTCTATTTCGTAGAAATTCGTTCGATTCTCAAAGAGTACGTGCAGCTGATGCAAATGCCGACGGTGAACACGTTCTTCCAGAAAGAGGACGGCACCAAGCAGCAGCATCACGCGCGTAAAACGTACGTGGTGAAAAATTTTTGGGAAATTTTTGATTGCTACAAAAAGTACTACTACAACGTCAAAGTGGTCGATCAGCAAAAAGACGATCCGAACACGTGCCAGTATTGCGGTTCGACTCTCGGCTACTTTTTCGACGAAACAGTCAACATTTGCTACACGTGCAAATCGGAGAAAGTCTACTTTATACAGTCGAGCAATACGGACACGACGCGCGTCAATCCCAAATACATTTACGATCGAAACCAACATTTTCGCGACTGCATGATACGTTTTCAGGGTAAACAAAAGAACACTATACCTCCAACTATTTTAGAAAATATTAGTAACCATTTGAGCGACTATCGGTTGACGACCATCAGTCTCAGTCACGTGTGTATGATTATGAAAAATTTAGGCTACAGTAAGTACTATGACGACTACGTGTTGATTCACCATTTGATTACGGGTCAACCTCCGTGCGACATTTCCTTCATTGAAGAGCAGCTCTTGCAAGAATTTGACATCATCAATATGGAGTTGAAGAATTTCAAGGAATTGAATAAGAAAAATTTTAATACACAATACATCTTATTTTTACTACTAAAGCATCACAATATCAACGTTCACGCTGATCATTTCATGTTGATAAAATCCAATGAAAGAAAACTATTGACAGATAAAATTTGCAAAACTATCTTTAAATCGCTAGGTTGGAAGTTTAACAGTATCCTCTGAACACACTGCACACAATGTTGTTTCGCTTCTTCAAGAAACCCTTCTCATTGACTGCCGCTACGGTACCGACCATTCACGGTTTGTACGGCGTGACCAAGAAACGTGATGGAGAACTGGTGGCCATCAACGGAGACGGATACGCGTACGACATCAACGAAAAGAGAGTGTGCCAAGTGCCGACGTTTCCTCACATGGAATTCGTGGCCTACGGCGAATACATCAAAGGCGACGAAAACAAAGACGACGTTATTTATCTGTTTGAGACCAACAGTTTTCGAGTGGATTACACGAAACGACACGATTCCCTGAAAAAATTGGTCGACAACAAGATCCTATTTCTCAACAATTGCGTCTTTACGTCGTACCCGTTCAATTACATTCGAGATCATTACGATAGCGTCGATGAGGGCTTCATTTTAACGCGAGTTCACGGCAAAAGTCCCGTGTACAAATACAAAAAGTCCAACGACACGGTCGATTTCTACATCAAAGACGGCAAATGTTGGTGCCTCATTGCTCGAGCGCAGTACGACGAATTGAACGACACGCCTCCCGATACAGACGCCAATTATTTTCTGGTCGAATTCACACCGTGCAGCGAGTATCGTGGCGAGGAAACGGATTGCGTCGTCGAGTGCCACTGGAAGGAAGATGCCAATCAAGACGCGGCGTCAACCGATAAAGTCGGAGCGTGGTACGGTTACCGCGTGCGCCAGGACAAGACGGATCAATTCAAAGCCACCGGATGCGGACCGAACAATTGGAAAACGTGCATGGATCACTATGAAAATTTCTTGAATCCATTGACATTAGAAAAAATATTTTCCTTGTTGTAAAAGAAGCATAATAAATGGGAAATGCTAAATCGACTAACGTAGCTAAAGCAGTCGTAGATATCTATTCGAAAATAGCCGCTGAAACGGTACAGACGAGCACCATTAGTACGAGTAACACGCAAATCATCAGCGTCGACGGTAGCGGTGGCGATGTCAACATTAGCGGCAACACCATCACGCAAACGGCCAAAGTCAACATGACGGTATTGATGGACAGCATCAGTAATGTCGATTCGCAAAAAAGAATCGGCGTGCAACTCGATCAATTGGCGAAATCGTTGGTGAGCGGATTGAATTTTTTTACTTTTGACGATGCCAAGAATACGGCAGAATCTATCGTGAAAAGCCAAACGACCATCAACAACGCTATCCGTCAATCGTGCGTGTTGAACGCCAACAACGTGCAAAGCATCACCATCAAGAACGTCAAAGGTAGCGTCAACATTACCAACAACGTTCTGAGTCAGATGAGCGAAATATTCGACAAGTGCGCGCTGAAAAGCGTGCTCGGCGTGAAAGCCATCGACGACGTGCAACAACGATTGAATCAGGAAGCCGAATCGAAATTGGAAGGTTTCAATTTGGCCTGGTTAGCGGCGGCCGTTTTGGCTTTCGTGCTCGTGCCCGTGCTGGTCGCGGCGCGAGTCACGTCCAACGCTTTGCGTTTCGTTTTTCCTCTCATGATCGCCATCGGAGGCGTGTTTTTTGCCTTGTACTTTACCCTAGGAAAAACGTACATGAAATCGTCCAATTACACGCGACCGTTCAGAGACACCTGTACCGGTAATGTGGACGGTAGCGTTCCAAGGACGACTATCGTTCGGCAAGCCATGGATGCGTGCCTGAAATCGTCATCGTGTCGCGTCGTCGACGCTCGTCTGACGGAAACGGGTGGCACCGTCGCCAAACAAGTGCCCGAAATCACTTTCTACAAGAGCGGCGACGGATGTAAATTTCAGTTTTACCCGCAAGGAGTCGTTCAATTGGCCGCCGTTGACGTTACCGCTGTTAAAACTACCGATAGATACCAATGGTTGCTCTACGTAGGAATCACTATGATTATCGGCGGATTACTGGGAACAATCATTCAACGAGTCAGAAATAATGGCAGTAGCAGTAGTAGTACAAGTTTGACCACGAGTGAATTGACGTCGTTTCCTTCGATAGAATAAAGATTCGAATCTCTCAGAAAGTGATTTGAATCTAAGCGCCACCTAAATAGTAGGCTTGAAACATGTTGCAATTTTCCAAAACGTCGAAATCCTGCGGCAACGAATTGGTCATAAAATACGCCGACACGTAATCGGTGGATCCATTCAAAACAAAAATAGCGTCGACTTTAGCCGTAAATGTTGTCAAATTACTTTGCGTGGAATTATTCCACGAATTGACGTCTTGCCACAAGGGATTCATGGCCGCATTTTGAGCCAAACAAAAATGAATACGATTACCGCCCAATGTTCGAGGAGCCCAAGCAGTCGCGCGAATCGACCACACGCCGGCTTTTTTAGGTTGAAATTTTCCACTAGCATACCAGCCGCCGGTAGTGTCGTAACGTTTGGTAAAGTACGACGCCAAAGTCCACGTATTGGCTACAGCATTAAAATAAGCAAACACGTTGGTGTACTGGAGATACAACAAACTGGTTGAAGTCGCGCTTTGATTGGAAGTCGAACAGCACGTTTCAAGCTGAGCGGAAGTGAAACCGGCACCCACTAAATTACCATTAGCATCCAACATCAACAACGTATTAGCCGGAGCCGTCGATTTCTTTTGAAAAGTCGAATCTATTTTACTAGATGACCACAATGAAGTGGTAGACGGAGCACCCAATAAGCCGGAATCTTTAATATCGGATTTCAAGAGGACGTTGTTGGTGGCGGCGAGAGCATTGGAAGCTTGCGTGCAGCACGCGTTGATAAATGTGGGAGTCAAGCCGCTGTCGACTAAATTACCGCTAGCATCGGGCATCAGCAGAGCGTTAGCCGGCGCCGTCGTCTTTTTCTGATAGGTCGCATCGATTTTGCTGGACGAATACAATTTCGTGGCAGAAGTGGACGTGTCGACGATATCCGTTTTCAACAACGAATTATTGCTAGCAGCGAGAGCGTTGGAAGCTTGCGTGCAGCACGCGTTGATAAACGTGGGAGTCAAACCGCTGTCGACTAAATTACCGCTAGCATCGGGCATCAGCAGAGCTTTGGCCGGAGCCGTCGTCTTTTTCTGGAAAGTGGCATCGATCTTGCTGGACGAATACAATTTCGTGGCTGACGTGGACGTGTCGACGATATCCGTTTTCAACAAAGAGTTGGTGGCGGCATTGGCGGCCTGAGCGCAACACGCCTCTATAGATGTTTTCGTCAAACCACTATCTACTAGATTACCGCTAGCGTCTGGCGTTAGAATAGCATTAGCGGGAGCCGTAGTTTTCTTTTGATACGTGGCATCTATTTTGCTAGACGAATACAGTTTCGTAGCGGATGTGGACGTGTCGACAATATCGGTTTTTAGTAAAGAGTTATTGCTTGTAGCTAGAGCGTTGGAAGCTTGCGTGCAACACGCGTTGATGAACGTCGGTGTCAAGCCGCTGTCCACTAGGTTGCCGTTGGCGTCAGGCATGAGCAAAGCATTGGCTGGCGCGGTGGTTTTCTTTTGATAGGTGGCATCGATTTTGCTCGACGAATAGAGTTTGGTAGCCGATGTCGAAGTGTCGACGATATCGGTTTTCAATAGGGAATTGGTAGCGGCATTAGCGGCTTGCGTGCAGCACGCTTCGATAGATGTTTTCGTCAAGCCACTGTCGACTAAATTTCCGCTAGCGTCCGGCATGAGAATAGAATTAGCAGGAGCTGTCGTTTTCTTTTGATAGGTGGCATCGATTTTGGTTGAACTGTACAATTTAGTAGCCGATGTCGAAGTGTCGACGATATCCGTTTTCACTAGAGCGTTTGTGCTGGCCGTCAACGCGTTGGAAGCTTGTGTGCAACACGCGTTGATGAACGTCGGTGTTAAGCCGCTGTCCACTAGGTTGCCGCTAGCGTCAGGCATGAGCAAAGCATTGGCTGGCGCGGTAGTTTTCTTTTGATAGGTGGCATCGATTTTGCTCGACGAATAGAGTTTCGTCGCTGATGTGGACGTGTCGACAATATCGGTTTTCAATAGGGAATTGGTGGCGGCACTGACAGCTTGCGTGCAGCACGCTTGGATGGCTGTGGGTGTCAGTCCGCTGTCGACTAAATTACCGCTAGCGTCGGGCATCAGCAAAGCATTGACCGGTGCTGTCGTTTTCTTTTGATACGTGGCATCGATTTTGGATGAACTGTACAATTTAGTAGCCGAAATGGACGTGTCGACAATATCGGTTTTCAATAAGGAATTGGTGGCAGCACTGGCAGCTTGCGTGCAACACGCTTGAATACCGGCTGGTGTCAATCCGCTGTCCACTAGGTTGCCGCTGGCATCGGGAACCAAGATTGCGTTGGCCGGCGCTGTCGTCTTTTTTTGAAAGGTGGCATCGATTTTGGAAGAACTATAAAGTTTGCTAGTGGACGTTGTCGTGTCGACGATATCACTTTTTAATAAGGCATTGGCTACAGCTGTAGTGGCGTTGCTGGTTTGTTGGCAGCAGGCGCTAATGAATGCCGGCGTGATGCCGCTGTCGACTAAATTACCATTGGCATCGGGCATGAGCAAAGCATTAGCCGGAGCTGTCGTTTTCTTTTGATACGTGGCATCGATTTTGCTTGACGAATAGAGTTTCGTCGTGGAAGTGGACGTGTCGATGATATCTGTTTTCAAAAGCGAATTAGCGGCAGCACTGGCAGCTTGCGTGCAACACGCTTGAATACCGGCTGGTGTCAGCCCGCTGTCCACTAGATTGCCGCTGGCGTCAGGCATCAAAAGCGAGTTGGCTGGCGCGGTCGTCTTTTTGGCATAAGTAGCATCGATTTTACTCGACGAATAAAGTTTGGTAGTCGATGTGGACGTATCGACAATGTCGGTTTTCAATAAGGAATTGGTAGAGGCACTGACTGCCTGCGTGCAACAAGCTTGGATGGCTGTCGGTGTCAGTCCACTGTCCACTAGGTTACCGTTGGCGTCGGGCATGAGCAGCGAGTTGGCTGGCGCTGTCGTCTTTTTGGTATACGTCGCATCGATTTTAGCCGAACTGTAGAGTTTGTCAGTGGCCGTGGACGTGTCGACAATATCGGTTTTAAGTAGGGAATTGGTGGCGGCACTGACAGCTTGCGTGCAGCACGCTTGGATGGCTGTCGGTGTCAGTCCACTGTCGACTAGGTTGCCGTTGGCATCGGGAACCAAGATTGCGTTGGCTGGCGCCGTGGTTTTCTTTTGATACGTGGCATCGATTTTAGAAGAACTATAAAGTTTGGTAGCCGAAGTGGACGTGTCGACGATATCACTTTTCAATAAAGCGTTGGCCACAGCGGTAGTAGCGTTGGTGGTTTGTTGGCAGCAGGCGCTAATGAAAGCCGGAGTGATGCCGCTGTCGACCAAGTTACCGTTAGAGTCGGGCATGAGTAACGTATTGGCCGGCGCCGTGGTTTTCTTTTGATACGTCGCATCGATTTTGGATGAACTGTAGAGTTTATCGGTAGATGTCGACGTGTCAATAATATCGGTTTTCAATAAGGAATTGGTGGCGGCATTGACAGCTTGCGTGCAACACGCTTGAATACCGGCTGGTGTCAATCCGCTGTCCACTAGGTTGCCGCTGGCGTCAGGCATCAAAAGCGAGTTGGCCGGCGCTGTCGTTTTTTTGCTATACGTAGCATCGATTTTGGACGAACTGTAAAGTTTGTCAGTAGATGTCGATGTATCAACAATATCGGTTTTCAGTAAGGAATTGGTGGCGGCACCGACAGCTTGCGTGCAGCACGCTTGGATGGCTGTAGGAGTGAGGCCACTGTCGACTAAATTTCCATTGACGTCGGGCATGAGCAACGAATTGGCTGGAGCGGTCGTTTTCTTTTGATAGGTGGCATCGATTTTACTTGACGAATAGAGTTTAGTAGCCGAAGTGGAAGTGTCGACGATATCGCTTTTCATCAAAGCATTGGAAACGCCAATTTTAGCGTCAGCCGTTTCTTGGCAACAAGCACTGATGAAAGCCGGCGTAATGCCGCTGTCGACCAGATTACCATTGGCATCTGGCATGAGTAACACATTGGCTGGCGCCGTCGTCTTTTTGGTAAACGTAGCATCTATTTTAGAAGAACTGTAGAGTTTATCGGTAGATGTCGACGTGTCGACAATATCGGTTTTCAATAAGGAATTGGTAGCAGCATTAACAGCTTGCGTGCAGCACGCTTGGATGGCGGTAGGAGTTAGGCCACTGTCCACTAGATTGCCGTTGGCATCGGGCATGAGAAGCGAATTGGCTGGTGCTGTCGTTTTCTTTTGATACGTCATGTCGATTTTGGAAGAACTGTAAAGTTTATCGGTAGATGTCGATGTGTCGACAATATCTGTTTTCAATAAGGAATTGGTAGCAGCGCCAACGGCTTGCGTGCAACACGCTTGTATGGCACTAGGCGTCAGTCCACTGTCCACCAAATTACCGTTGGCGTCGGGCATGAGTAAAGCATTGGCTGGAGCGGTGGTTTTCTTTTGATACGTCATGTCAATTTTCGAAGAACTATAAAGTTTATCGGTAGCCGTAGACGTGTCGACGATATCGACAATTTTCAACGATTCATTGGCGGCTGTTATAGCGGCCGTGCAACACGTGGTAATAGCCAAAGGCGTGAGACCGCTGTCGACCAGATTACCGTTGGCGTCGGGCATGAGTAGCGAGTTGGCTGGCGCTGTCGTCTTTTTGGTATACGTGGCATCGATTTTGCTGGACGAATACAATTTGTCGGTGGCCGTGGACGTGTCGACGATATCTGATTTCATGAGTCCATTGGCTGAACCGGTAGCGGCTTGAGCGCAACAATTTTGAAGAAATTGTGGAGTGAACCCGCTGTCGACGAGATCGCCTTTAGCGTCGACGACGACGATAGCATTGGCAGGAGCGATAGCTTTCTTCTGGAACGTGTCGTCAATTTTCAGAGACGAATACAATTTAGTCGCCGAGAGGGACGTGTCGACGATATCTGATTTGAGTAGCGAGTCAGAAGCGGCGTTGGCAGCTTGCGTGCAACACGCTTGAATAGCCGCCGGCGTCAATCCACTGTCAACCAGATTGCCGTTGGCATCGGGCATGAGGAGAGCGTTAGCCGGAGCCGTGGTTTTCTTTTGAAACGTGGCGTCTATCTTGGGAGCGCTGTACAACGCGTTGCCACCGCCGTCAATAATATTGCTCGGCGACAAAGCGTTGCGAGCCGTTTCGCAGCACGCATTGACGATAGTGGGCGTCAGTCCGCTGTCGACTAAATTTCCGTAGTCGTCCATCATGAGTAAATGTTGAGAACCGGCGACAGCTCGTCGTTGGTAATTGGTATCAATATAATTGGAACTGAACGTGGTAGTGTAGTCGACGATCGTGTCCTTGATTTTATCGCAACACGAAGGCAAACTGTAGGGTGTGGTAACGATATCGCCGTTGGTATCGGTCGATAAAATACTATTGGCCGGCAATGTCACCATTTCCAGTGCGCCAGTATAGGCGTTGTACGTGACTGGTCGTTGGGTGACACTTGTTTCCGGTTTTTTAACGTACGTGGCATCCGTTTTCAAACTGCTGTAAAGACCATCGGATTTAGGCTGAACGTCGTCGATTAACGCTTTAATACTTTCGCAACACGACGTGATGAAAGGAATACCGATTTGTGAACTGGAAACGTTGCCGACGGCATCGGCGACTAAAATGGCGCCCGGTTCCAATTTAGTTCGTCGCAGAAAATTCTTGTCGGTAAAACTACTGCTGAACGTGTTGGTCAAACTAGCCGTCGTGTCATTGATGATTTTTTGAGGGCAACATTCGGCGAGTTCTTTGGTTTTCACCGACGACGAAATGAGAGCACCAGTCACGGGATCGGTGACGACGACCCGATCGGGAACTAAACTCAACATTTGACCTTCGGGACCAGTCTTTTTAAAGTAGGCGCTAGTGTAAATAGCCCCAGATAATACCAACATAACCAAAGCCACAAAGAGAGCTAATTTAGCCGTTTCATTCATTTATTGATATATACAATTAATTTAATGGTAATGAGACAATCCGACTAAAACAGTTTCATAGAAATAATTTTTTTATGAAACTCTATTCATTATTAATCGAAATATAAAATAGAGGTTTTTTCGTGGTCATGTGTCCGTAAATAGGATCTCCTTGATAGTGAAAACCGCACGCATTGGAAGCATCGATAAGATAGTTGAGGTGATGAAGTTGGATAATTTTCTCGACGTATTTACACTTGTCCGATTTGAAACTGAAAATACAAAAGTAATCATCAGAAAGACCAAACATGAGCGGAGGCAAATGTTCGCAAGCGTACAGTGTACCTTTGATGAAGAGAAATTTACCTGCGTAAAACGAGTTTGAAAAGTCTTCCGTACGCCGATTGACGTGAAACGTGACGCGAGCACCGTGATGCGTCAAATAAGCATTACGAATATTGTAGGGTACATCTTTTCTGAAGATGGAAATGGCGTTGTAAGGCGAACGGTCGCTAGAGATTTTATCGACCCAACAATTGATGGGAAATTTGTAAACGTGACCATAAGTGTTTTCTATGACGGTAAAAGTGGATTCAAACCAGCGAATATCCGGTATGGATGTTTTTATAAAATTTTGATAGTTTTTATAGACGTGCAATTTGTTGACGTTCAAAACGAGTTTGGCATTTTCCTTGACAACGGTCGTGTTTTTGAAAGGCGTCGATATTTGAAGATCGCTTTCCTTGTCGTAAATGACACTGCCGTACAAATGACAATAGCGTTCGAGCCCGACAATGAGATCGCTGGGTTTACGTATGGCCGCGCAGACGACACCGACGTCGTGTTGCGGCAAAATGAAACGATCGCGTTGGAGAGCGGGTTGAGTCAAATCGACCACCTGGTCGTACATGCAATCGCAAAATTGTTGAATGGCTTTTAAAATGGGATGCTGAGGTGCTTGACGAGCGATAATCTGATAGAGATGTAAACAGAAATATTGTATTTCTACAGTGAGCAGTTTAGAGCGAGTGTCTCTAGTTGTCTTGAAGAGTTCCGATATGGCTGGTGTTCGACTGAAATTGTGCGGCGCACACTGGAAATCGCCTCTCAAATGAGGATCGATACTGTGTCGCAAATCCATGGTGCAAAATCCAAAGTCGATCAACCTCGCTTCATATGCCATGTGAGGCAGATAAATGCCTCGTTTTTTATTGGCGTCGGCCAAAAGAAATGACGACGTCGATTTGGCCACCATCACGTTACGTAAATGAACATCAAAGTGTACCATTCCCAAATATTGCTTGATAATGTAAAAAGAATAGGTTAACTGGAAAAGAAATTGAATGACGTAGTCGACGGTGAGATGCGGTAAAAAAGTCATGACTTCATACGAGTAGCGTTCTATGAAGAGAACGTAATCTTTGTCGACAATGTTGGCACTGATGTAGTTGCAGAGAAAAGGACAGACTTTCATTTTGTTCAAATAGGAAATGAATGGGCAAAAATAAATTTCAGCCAAATCAAAGTCGAGCAACCAAACGCCTTCAAACAAAAGAGCCGATTGTTTGAAACCGTTATTGTTCATTTTGACGATGACATCAGCTTGTTTGCGGTCTACCACCTTGTGACCGTTGATTTCTAATTCGTAAATGGCTCCAAAGCCTCCCTTGGTGAGAGGAACTAGGCGATAGAGACCGCGTTTCCAAAAGTACTCAAAATCTTTATTAGTTAGACTGTTAATGGCTGTAGCGACATTATTAAAAAAAGAAGCAAACATTTTATCGAGAGAAAAGCAGTAAATAGTATTCATGATGCAACTCGTTTATTGAGAAAAAAAATTTTCATTCATCGTTCAAAAAAACCGTAACAAAAGCGGTAATATTGGTATTGCAGCGAGGGCAGATGCCGTACTGACAAGCGCAGGTGGCGCAGAGAAACGAACATCCGCACGGTAGGAGAACGGTGTCTGCAGTGTTGGGACATTCGTCGCAAAGAGTGGCGTCATTCACCGAGATTCGCGTACGTTGGTCGTGCAGAGGACAAAAAAGGGCGTGTTCATCGATAGAGTTGCAGACAAAGCAAACGTTTTCGTTGCACGAAGCGTGACGAAAAAAGCCTTTAGAAGCTAAATGCAAATAATTGGGATCTCTGTTATAAGAGATGAAGCGCAATTCAAATTTGGCCCACGCCGGATGATTCATCTGCATCGGATAGGCTAAAAAGTTAAAATTTTAAAATAATCAGCAGGTTGGCGACAGAGCGGACAGTGGTCGACATTTAGAGCACAATTGGGACAACAAACGACATGTTTGCAGGGAAAAAGAATGGTGGCGGCTTCGAAACAAACGACGCACGTCGAGCGAGACTTTTTACCTGGCACGTGTTGGTAAAAAATACAACTCGACGAATGAGAGTCAACGTTGCCACAGTAAATACATAATTTCTGGATCCAAATGTCTTTCACGGTGGCTTGCAACATGGCACCGAATGATTCCATCATAAACATTTCACCTACAATCTGCGTCGAAATTCCCGTCATGCCGCAGTTGCAGACTTTAAAAAAGATGGGCGTCGATTTATAGGGAAATATATAGAGACATTGCAATTGGGATTTGAGACATTTCAAGCAATTAAAAACTACGTAAGCAGAATGTGATTGATAGAAGCCACACGAGGCGGCGGACGAGTCGATGGTTTTCGCTCGATTGTCCACCGACATGAAATACTTGAAAAAAGGGGAACGAAATCGCGAAAACCCTACACACACACACATACACACAGATACACACAGATAAGTAAAAGTTCAACATAGCAGCAAAACAACAGTAAACTCACCCAAAGAATTTAAATAAGGACAGCAATCGCAAGATGTCAACGATGAAAACGTCGTCGTCGACATCATGGCTCCAGCCGAAAAAGGAGCTAAAGCAGTCGAAGCCATAAAAGCAGCTGGCGGAGTAGAAATGACTGGAGCAGGCATGGTTATGAGTATGGTAGCGAAAATGCGGACCATTTTATACGCAGTTGTGGATCGAAATCGTCATGACAATGCAAAAACCCAACAAAAATTGTCATGACAACGGGAAATAGCCACAGAAATTGTCATGACTACGGAAAATAGCCACAGAAATTGTCATGACTACGGAAAATAGCTACAGAAATTGTCATCACTACGGAAAATAGCCACAGAAATTGTCATGACAACAACGATAACGCGTAGCAAACGGCGAGGAAAACGTTGGAAACTTGAAGCAAAACGTTTACACTTTTTTGCTAAGGAAATGTTGCAAAACGTTTACACTTTTTGCTCTGGAAATGTTGCAAAACTTTACACTTTTTGCTCTGGAAATGTTGCAAAACTTTACACTTTTTGCTCTGGAAATGTTGCAAAACTTTACACTTTTTTGCACTTTTTTTTGCTCTGGAAATATTGCAAAACGTTTACACTTTTTGCTCTGGAAATGTTGCAAATCGTTTACACTTTTTGCTCTGGAAATGTTGCAAAACGTTTACACTTTTTTGCACTTTTTTCTCTGGAAATGTTGCAAAACGTTTACACTTTTTTGCTCTGGAAATGTTGCAAAACGTTTACACTTTTTGCTCTGAAATCCGGTGTGTCACACAAAGAAACAATGTTTTCACAAACTTTAGGAAATCCAGTGTGTCACACAAAGAAACAATGTTTTCACAAACTTTAGGAAATCCGGTGTGTCACACAAAGAAACAATGTTTTCACAAACTTTAGGAAATCCGGTACGTCAAACACACAAAACAGTGTTTTCCCAAAACTTTTCCTGTTTGTCACGTGATTTGTCAGGGAATACTCGAGCAAAATACGAAAAGCCGCACGGAAGTTGGAACAAGTGATTTTTTCCGTGGAATCCAAGAAAAACTTGTTCCCAAAACTTTTTCTGTTTGTCAAGGAATACTCAAGCAAAATACGAAAAGCCGCACTGACGTTGGAACAAGTGAATTTTTCCCAAAAATCCAAGAAAAACTTGTTCCCAAAACTTTTTCTGTTTGTCACGTGACCGTCAGGGAATACTCAAGCAAAATACGAAAAGCCGCTTTTACGTTGGAACAAGTGATTTTTTCCCTGAAATCCAAGAAAAACTTGTTCCCAAAACTTTTTCTGTTTGTCAGGGAATACTCAAGCAAAATACGAAAAGCCGCTTTTACGTTGGAACAAGTGATTTTTTCCCTGAAATCCAAGAAAAACTTGTTCCCAAAACTTTTTCTGTTTGTCAGGGAATACTCAAGCAAAA